TCTCTGGCAATGCGCAGGTCTCTGGCGATGCGCGGGTCTCTGGCGATGCGCGGGTCTCTGGCGATGCGCGGGTCTATGGCGATGCGCAGGTCTCTGGCGATGCGCGGGTCTCTGGCAATGCGCAGGTCTCTGGCGATGCGTGGGTCGAATCCCCAGAGTCTATTTGCGCCTTTTCTGGATTCGGTTCCGCGCATCGCACAACGACGGCATTTATCGACAAAGAACTCGGCATCCGAATCGTATGCGGTTGTTTCACCGGCTCGCTCTATCAGTTCAGACAAAAGGTCATCGAGACGCACGGCGAGGATAGCAAGCACGGAAAGCTCTATCTCGGCATGGCGAACGTGATCGAGTTTCGTTTGGAAGTTCCGCCGACCACTATCGAGGCCACGGAATGATCCGCCGCCCGCAGCGCTACGAGCGCACCGATCCGCATCCCGGCGACTGGGCCAATTTCGCCATGGCGGTCATCGTCGCCATCTGGTTATTGGCAGATTCTATTGGAGGATTTTTGCAATGAAAACGATCACCGCAACCCTTCCGGCATTCATCACGAACGAATGGACGACGCTTGATGCGCTGCTCAAGCACGAGCCGCAGCATATCGCTAACGCTCTCGTCTACTACGACCGACCGCTTGAGGGATGGACGCAGGTCGGCACGGCTGAAATCACCGTCACGTTCATGCCCGATGCCGAGGTGACGAAAGCGCAGATCGAAATGCTGCGCCAGGCGAAGCAGAAGATTCAGGCTGAGGCGCAATTGAAGGCGAACGCCATCGAAGAGCAGATTTCCAAACTTTTGTGCTTGGAGCATAAGCAGTGAGCAACGCACTCGCTACGACGCAATCTAGTTCTCTTTCGGCAATGCCGGAAGCCGAGCTGATCAGCGTTCTTCAAACAAGCCTGTATCCGGGAGCAGCCATCGGATCGGTAAAGATGGTTCTCCGCTACTGCAAAGCAGCCGGCCTTGATCCGATGCAAAAGCCGGTGCATATCGTTCCGATGTGGGACAAAAACGCCAAGGCCACGCGCGATGTGGTGATGCCTGGCATTGGCCTTTACCGAACGCAGGCGGCGCGCTCCGGGCAATACGCCGGCGTGACCGAACCAGAGTTCGGACCCGACATTGACGAAAACGTCGGCGGCACACAGATCACTTATCCGGCGTGGTGCAAGGTCACGGTCAAGCGCCTGCTCGGCAGCATGGTCGTCGAGTTCTCGGCAAAGGAATTCTGGAAAGAGAACTACGCGACGGCCGGCAAGGATAGTGCCGCCCCGAACGCCATGTGGAATAAGCGCCCGTATGGGCAGATCGCCAAGTGCGCGGAAGCCCAGGCGCTACGCAAGGCATTTCCCGAGTTCGGATCGGCGCCGACCGCCGACGAGATGGAAGGCAAGGAATTCGAGCAGGAAATCAATCCGCTGCCGAAAAAGCCAAGCCGCCCCGAGATCGAGAGTTACCCGAGCGAATCATTCGCCAGCAATTTCCCGAAGTGGGAAAAGCTCATTGCCGACGGGAAGAAAACGGCCGATCAGATCATCGCCATGGTCCAGAGCAAGGCAATTCTTGGGGCCGACCAGATCGAGAAAATCCGAGCCGTGCAGCCCATTCAGGCGATTGAAGGCGAGGTAATCAGCGAAGCCGAGATGGCCGCGATTCACGAACGCGAAATGATGGAAGGAGCAGCAGAATGATCACGCTTGACTTGGTTCAAGGAACGCCAGCCTGGATTGCGGCGCGGCTTCATTACTTCACCGCCAGCGAAGCGCCGGCCATGCTCGGCCTGAGCAAGTACATGACGCGCAGCGAACTGCTCAAGCAGAAGGCGACGGGCATCGCCCAGGACGTGAGCGAATCGACGCAACGCCTGTTTGATTCCGGCCACGCAGCCGAAGCGGCAACGCGCCCCATCGCCGAGGGAATCGTCGGCGAAGACCTATTCCCTGTTACCGGCGCGCTTGAAGTTGAAGGTCTGCCGCTGCTGGCCAGCTTCGACGGGCTCACGATGTGCGAAGACGTCTGCTGGGAAAACAAGCTGTGGAATGACGGCTTCGCACAGCAGGTTCGCGACAGCGATGTGCCTGACACGCACTGGCCGCAACTCGAGCAGCAACTGCTGATCAGCGGCGCAGGGAAGGTGCTATTCACCGTATCGGATGGCACGGAAGAAAAGACGGTTTCGACTTGGTACGCCTCGCAGCCGGCACGCCGCGCAGCACTGATCGCCGGATGGAAGCAGTTCGCCGAAGACCTCGCCAACTACCAGCACGTCGAAGTCATCCCGGCCGCAGTCGCCGCAGTCCAGATGCAACTGCCGGCCGTATCGGTCCAGGTTAGCGGATCGATCGCGCTGATTTCCAACCTCGACAAGTTCGGCGCGGCACTGACCGAATACATCGGACAGATCAACCAGAAGCCACAGACCGATCAGGATTTTGCGGATCTGGAAGCGACCGTCAAGACGCTGAAAGCCGCCGAGGATGCGCTGATCGCCGCCGAGAGCAACGCACTGGCGCAGACGGCCGACATCGATGAAATGCGCCGCGCTGTTGCCCTGTATCGCGACACGGCGCGCAGCAATCGCCTGACCGTCGAGAAGCTCGTCAAGGCCGAGAAGGAGAACCGGCGTGCAGCCATCGTGCTGCAGGGGAAAACGGCACTCGCCGAACACATGGACGGCCTGAACAAGCGTCTCGGCAAGCCGTATCTGCCGGCCGTCGCCGCCGACTTCGCCGGCGCGATCAAGGGGCTCAAGACGATGGCGAGCATCCAGAATGCCGTCGATACCGAACTGGCGCGCTGCAAGAGCGAATCGAGCACGCTTGCCGACAAGGTCGAGATAAACCTGCTGACACTGCGCGAACAGGCCAAGGATCACCCATTCCTGTTCGCCGATGCTGGCCAGTTGGTGCTGAAAGCCAATGACGACCTGATCGCCATCATCAAGTCGCGCATCGCCGAACACGCGGCCGCAGAAGCAAAGCGCCTCGATGCCGAGCGCGAACGCATCCGTGCCGAGGAACAGGCCAAGGCGCAGAAGGAAGCCGCTGACAAAGCGGAAGCCGAGCGGAAAGAGGCTGAAGCAAAAGCCCGGGCAGAAGCGCAGGAATTGGCAGCCAAGGCAGAGTCAGAGCGCATCGCACAGCAGGCCAGCGACCAAGCAGAATCGGCAACGGTTCCGGCAGTAACGCTAGCCTCGCCGATGGTTCTTACCGGTCTGAAAGTGTCGATTCCCATGGCCAATGTTCGGCCGATCCCTTCCGAAGTGCCGGCGCTGCTCGATCACGACGAGAGCAATCTGTTGGCCGAGATCAACCGCAATCTGTCCGGCATGAGCGCCGATGACTTGCGGATGGTGCTGCACTACATCGGCCGTATCCAGGCGCAGCGGGTGGCGGCATGAGCGAATCCAAACAAAGCCGAGATGCCGATGACTGCGTTGTCGCTGTCTGCAAATGTGGCGGCGCCGTAATCATGTGCCTCACAAAGCATATGAGCGCAGAAACGAAAGCAGAACTTGGCGAAGCGGCCGCTGAAGGTTGCGACATAAAACACATGCCGGCAGAAGAGGTTCGCCGCATGAATTTCGGGTGCCTCTGCAAAAAATCTGGCGTAACCAAAGATCTATTTTCGGAGCAATCCGCATGATGTTCAAGAATCTGGCGGTATTCCGCCTTCCCGTAATGCCGATGCTGGCGTCTTCACTCAACACGCTGCTCGACGCGAAACAACTGCAAGGCTGTTCGGCGAGCGATGCGCAAAGCATCGGCTGGGTTAATCCATCGAACGCCGGAAATCTGGCGCATGTCGTCAATGGCCAGATCCTGCTTTGTCTCGGCGTCGAGCAGAAGCTGCTCCCGGCTGCCGTGGTCAAGCAGTACGCCGAGCAATGGGCCAAAAACATCGAAGATACCGAAGTGCGCATGGTCGGGCGCAAGGAGATGCGCGAGCTGCGCGAGGAAATGACGCTCAACCTGCTGCCGAAAGCCTTCGTTCGCCAGCGCCGCACCTTCGGCTGGATCGACCCGGTCAATGGCTGGCTGGTGGTCGATGCCGCAACGACGGCCAAGGCCGAGGAATTTCTCGAACATCTGCGCAAGACAGTCGAAGGATTCCCGGCCAAGTTGCTCAAGGTCAAGCATTCGCCATCGTTCGCCATGACCGGATGGGTGGCGGGTGGCGAAGCGCCGGCCGGCTTCACGATTGACCAAGACCTCGAACTGCGCTCTGCCGAGAAGGCAACGGTTCGCTACGCCCACCACCACCTGGAAGGCGAAGACATCCGCGAGCACATCGCCGGCGGGAAAGTCGGCACCAAGTTGGCGATGACATGGGCGGATCGCATTAGCTTCGTGCTGACCGACAACCTGCAGATCAAGCGCCTGACCTTCCTCGACATCCTCAAGGAACAGGTCGATGGCCGGGCCGAGAACGAGGAAGAGCGCTTCGACCTCGACTTCACGCTGATGACCGGCGAAGTGGCGCGGATGCTGGCTGATGTTGTCGAGGCACTGGGCGGCGAGTTGGAGTCGGTGTAATGCAATCGCGCATCCAGTCGCTGATTGAAGCGTGGTCGAACACGATCATTGGCTACTTCATAAACCTGGCCGTGCAGCTCGTCGTCTATCCGTTCTACGGCGCAACTTTCACCTTTGGCCAGAACATCCAGATCGGACTGATTTTCATGGCAGTTTCGATAGTGCGCAGTTACGTTCTGCGCCGCGGCTTCAATGCGCTGCATCGGAGGCCGGCATGATCCACGCCACCGAAACCACGCAGCCCGGCCCGCTGATCTCGTTCGCTGCGCTGATCGGCAACCTGATCCATGCGGTCGAGCAGTCCGGAGAGTCTCGCCCGCCGTCTAGATCGCAAGCATGGATCGACGCGACGACGGCACGCGCCAGGGGAATCCGCGCCGCGAATCTCGCCGATACGCTGGCGGTCATCGCCGAGCATGGGCCGATTTCCAATGCGGAGATTTCCCGGCGGATGGAGCGCTCGGACTCGGTAATTTGCGACCGCTGCAAGGCGCTGCGACTGGCCGGGAAGATCGAGAACGTCGGATCTGGACTGCGGCCGAAGTGGCAGGATGTTCAGGCTAACGCCTGAATTCAGCAGCGCCGAAGGCGTCCGTTGGAATGAAAAGTTATGCATCACTTTTGCGGAGAACGAAATGAAACTGTGGATTGACACCGAGTTCAATGAATACCGAGGGGCGCTGATCTAGCTGGCTCTTGTGGCTGAGGATGGCCGCGAGTGGTACGGAGTGCGCTACTGCGATGACCCCGGCTGGTGGGTGGGCGAGCACGTCATGCCCAGCCTGAACCAAGAGCCGCAGAGGGATGCGGATTTGCGCGACTCGCTTGCCACGTTTCTTGCCCAGTTCGACAGCGTTCATATCGTTTCTGACTGGCCCGGTGACATCGCGCACTTCTGCAACTTCTTAGAGTACCGGCCTGGCGACCGCATCGGGCCTGACACGATGACCTTTGAGGTGCGCCGCGACCTGCCAGACACCGCGACAACCTCGGCGGTGCCGCATAACGCCCTGGAGGATGCGCGGGCACTGCGGTGTGTGGTAATGTATAACGCAAAGTAGACCTCACGCTCGCCGAGTGCGAGAAAGACGCTGCTCAGTTTGCCGCAGTGAAGAAGGTCGCCGAAGGGATAGCCGCCAGAATGGCTCTGCGCGGTTTTCTGGTTCCAGATGACGCATTCGATCTGCTGGAATCCATTGCCGCCATGAAGGAGAAGTCATGAACGACCGCGAACTGATCGCCGCCGCACAAGGAGCGAATGGATGAGCCTCTGGTACATCAACGCAGAAGGTATGCCGAAGTCGCACAGACGCCCGAGAATCTGCGCTTCCTGCCGAGAGCACCCGAAAGGCGGATGCTCGCTTCCATTCCGCAAAGCAAAACGTGTTCGCTGGCTCGCGGCGCAAGAGAAGAAGCCGTATTTCTTCCGTGGTGTGCGGCGGAATAACTTTAAGCGAAAGATGGGGATGAAGCCATGAAGCTCAAACCTGTGGCATATCTGCACACCGAGTTTTCCGGAGAAAAGTTCATCAGCTTCAAGGATCAATATCCAAGCTACGGATGGACAAAGATGCCGCTCTACACCGCCGACCAGATCCGCGCCGCCGTGGAAGAGATGCGGGAACGCTGCGCGAAGGTGTGCGCCGATATGCTCACCGCAGAAACAGTCAGCAAGCACGTCAATGGCCGGGTCTGCAACTTGGTACGTAGCGGCATCGAACGGTGCGTGGATGCAATATTGGAGATCGAGCCATGAGCAGCCTCGCAGACGACGCAATCGCCGCGATCGCAGAAGTCAAGCGATGCACCACCCCATCATCCTGAGCCAGCACGGAAATAGGCAGACCTGGCAAAGCTGCTGCGGTTTGGCGTGGTCAGACTTCCAGCGGGCGAGGATGATGACCTTTGCCATGGTCAGGCCGGCGGCGCCGATTGTGCCAAAAGCGCGTTCTTTTCGCTCGATCCGCGCGTCGTGCCAAACCAATAGGTGAGCGCCATCCCCCAGCCGGTCGTCAGCGATCCGATCAGCTGCGCCGTGGTTGAATCGTCGGGCAAAGACAGACCGGACATGCGCGCCGCGATTACGCCGAGTACAGCCATGGTCGTGATGGCCGACAGCACGCCAGGCCAGTAGGAAGGCGTCGCGATCTGCATCTTGCGGGCGCTATCCCGGTCGCCGGCATAAAGCTGTTCCTCGCTGATGTCGAGTTCGCGCATGCGCGACTGCATCGCGATTTCCGCCTGCTTCAGTTGCGCGATCTGCTCGCCGGTCATCTGCCCTTGCGTCAGCGCGTCCTGCACCTTCTTGACGGTCGGTTCGTCCATGCCCATCGCTTTACCGAGGGCATCGACCGCAAGACCAGCGAGCGGGCCACCGATCGCCGTAGCGATTGTCGGGGCAACGCCGCCAATGATTGATTTCCAGTCCATCAGGCGCCTTTCGTATCAAGTGCATCTAGGTTGTGCGCACGAATGACGCTGACGATCTTTTCCCCGTACAGCGGATCGGTCGCATAGCCGGCCGCAGCGATCTGGCGCGCGAAATCCGACCCGGACCGCTCGCCAACGAATGCCAGCTTGTAGCGCGGATTGCGATGCAGGAACGCCGCGTGATCCTCGATGCACTCGCGCCAGTCACCATATTTACGCCACTGCGCCTGAACCGTGATCCACTTACCTGCGACGAACTCCCTTGTCGGCATCGTCAGCACGTTGCCTTTCCACACACCATCGGCTTTGACGCCGAACAGGTTGAATCCCTGTCGAGCTAGTTTCGATTCTCCCCATGCGGATTCGAGCGCAGCCTGGGCGACGACGAAACTCGCCGGGATGTCGGTGGTAGTGGCCGCCGCTTGTGCGGATGGCGCAATTGCCGCAATGAAGTCGTCGGGCGTCATGCGGGCTTCTTCGCCATCGCGTCGAGCCGCGATTCCAGCGCGCGCTCAACAGCAAACAGCAGCCGCGTCGCCATGTGACCACCAACCCCTGCCGCCGCCGCACAAACGCCCAGCGGCTGATCGTAGGCCGCCAGAAACATGAACACGCCGAGTCCGACAAAGCCCGACGTGAAGACCTCGCCGATTAACTCGATGATGTTGAAGGCGCGCGTCTTGCCGCGTTTTACACGTGCATACCAGTTCACGAAACCACCTCCAAATGCCATGCCGAGGGCAAGCAGCCAAGTAGCCAGCCCCCAGTTAGTCGGATCTTTCTCGGGCATTTTTATTTTTCCCTGAATGAGTCGGTTGAAAAGCTAACCGGCCTTGTGCAAGATCGCTGCGGCAAAAGCCGCAGAAATCTGCGCATGCCCGAGGTCGTTGGGGTGGATGTTGTCGGACGATACGCCAGTCAAAAGGTCGTAATAGTCATCCGTTTTTGCGGACTTGATCGGATAGCCGGGGAATTCGGAAAAGACCGCTTGCAGCGCGGCGTTTCCTGCGGCCATCACCAGGTCCGTAGCCAGTGCCGGTGCTGTCGCGTACCCAGCAGAATTCATGCGCGTAATATCGCCGACCACCACCACGGGGCTCTGCGCTGGCGTGAGCAGCGTGCCGATATAGTCAATCATCACCGCCCCGTCGCCGGCCGGCGTGATGGTCAAGGTATGCGTCCCGCTCGACAGCCCGGACAGAATCAGCGCGTTCTGCGTGCGCGAGTTGTCGTAATACCCGTCGCTGATACCGTCGGCCTTGTTCTTGAAATTGAACGTGCCCATGGCGGCGCCGTCAATCGACACCGCGAAGGAGCCGACGCTGTTGATGACTTCATCCGAGCCCCACGTCGCAATAAACACGTTTGAACCGGAAAAATTACAGGATAGCGAAGTCGCTGGGTCATACGAGAACCGGCCGCTGCCGGCCAGGTATGCTGACGCCCGGTCGCCAATGCCGCCATGGTTTAGTTCGCTCCAGAGGCCGACCATCGAACAGGCGGAAGCGGGCGTTTGAGTCGCGCTGAAGGCGTTGCACAGGAACGCCCGCAGGCACCCTTTGACCTTCTCGAGGGTCTTTGCTGATGCCCCGCCGCGCCGCAGGTCGTTAAACCCGGATAGCCAGGACAACTTCTGCCCGTTGTTGCCGACTTGCCCGAACGAGCTTTTGCACGCCTGATAGACCCCCGTTCCGGAAGCTGCGCAATTGACCGCCGTCTCATTGAGCGCGGTGCATAATTTCGAAACGTAGCCGTTGCCCGCCGAAGCATTGTTGCCGACTGTGAAAGAGTCACCGAAGAATTTCATGTGTTATAGCTCCGAAGCGATAGTTGTGGTGCTTCCGGTTAGGATGGCAGCCGCCTGACCGTCTGCTCCCCCGCCGGTCACGGTCAATGTTGCGGTGCCGTAAATTGTCAGGCTGCTTGATGACGACGTCGCGACGATGCTTGCACCGACCAATAATTGCAGGTTGGTGCTGGCAAAGGTCAACGTTGGATTGGCGCGCATGTCTAACGCCGCATAGCTCGTCAGGTAGCTGGCCGTGCTGTTCCGGACGGTTCCCGAGCCGATTATTTCGCCGCTAGGAATCACTCGGCAGTGTCTGCGGCACAGATACCATTCGTAGCGATACGGTCTGTTCTCAAACTTGGAAGCGACCGCCCCCAGTTCAAGCTGCGCGTTGCTCAGTGTTCCGGCATTGAACTCGACGCTCATCGTCGTGCCGGCCGTCTGACCGGTGATGAGGATCGGACTCGCCGCATAACTCCCCGATGGGGTGGCAGAATTCAGCCCGTACCGCGCCTGTGCCGTTCCCGTCCAGCTCAGGACATAGGAGCCACCGACTACGTTTTTGTCTTCAACAACCTGGATGAGCGATTTTGCGGCAGCAATCGTGATTTGCGTCGATGATACCAGTTGCGTGAAAGAATAGTCGCCGCCAGATGCCCCTGCTTTCCATCGGTCGTGCGCATAACTGCCGGCCGCCAACGTCGCCGCCGAGACATAGGCGCGTTGGTTGATACGGAAGTCAGCGTTAATCAGGACGTTGCGAAAATCCGTCGAGTTGGTAAGCGCTGCGAGCGATGTAATATCGTTGTTCGCCCCGGAAGCCGCTGCTCCTTGCGCAAGGGCCAAGGCGCCGACCTGCTCATAACGTACGGAATTGCCATTTGCCGTCCCTGCGGCCAGCCCAGTGAGCTTGAAGCCGCCGAGTGGAATGTTCGCCGTTGGCGTTGATTGGCCGTCCTTGCAGATCGCATTCGACAGCCCGGTGGCGAAGTCGGAATTTACCGCATTGGCAACTGTCGAGGAAATAACCGTCCCGGTGACATAGGGCGTTCCTGGGGTATAGACATTAAACGTACCGCTTCCGTTATAGGCCATGCTGATCCCTTATTTATTGTGTGCCGAGTACCGGGGCGGCAACCAAGACGGCCGGATTGCGCAGCATCGCCGCCAGCGCCTGATTCTTCGTCATCGATTCCAGACCGCTTCCCGCCCCATAAGCAGCACGCGCTCCAAGCGATTTGGCCAGCGCGCTCTTGTCGGCCATGAACGCCGCCCAGGTCGCCGGGTTGGCAGCCAGAGAAGCCAGCCCAAGAGGATTCTTGTTGCCGTCCATCATCGCCCGGCGCTCGATGACCTTCATGGCGTTGATCAGTTCGGATTCCTTGGCGTTGAGCGGCGCGATTTCCGGCACGGCGGCGGAGATCTGCTCTTTCAATCCGCGCGCCAGGTCTTTTTGCGCCTGCGTATCGGCCGTGCCGATTTGCCCGTACTTGTCTTTTAGGACGACGTAAGTCCCTTGTTTGATGGCCTGCGCCTGCTGCACCGGGAGCGCCCCACGGGTCGCCTGCCACTGATCGACGGAGTTCTGCGCGGCCTGCTCGTCGGCGCGGCGCTGGGCATAAGCGGCCATGGCGTCTTGCGCCCCCGCGTCGCCTTCCGGCACGCGCTCGATGTTGTGCGTGTAGCGTCCGGCGATCTTTGGCTGCCCCAACACCGGGTAGGCTGAAGGAGACAAGGCCGATCCGCCCGTGTTTCCGGTGTTGAAATACAGCTGATTCTCCGTCTGCTGCCCTAGCGGAATCTCGGCACCGTGCGCCAGCGACTTCTGCTGTTGCGCGAACGTCTGCAACTTTCCGGCGGCCTGGAGGGCCTGCTCCTTGCCTTTCTTGGCCGTTGCTAGGGCGTCAAGCAATGGATCGCCCTGCGCTTCAATGCGCTGAAAGTAGGGGTGATTGGCGAAGTTTTCGCCGACCTTACCGATGGCTGCCAAGTCGGCAGATGGATCAACTTGGTTGGCAAATTTGCTGCGGCTCGACGACAGGTATTCGATCACGTTATCGCGATTTACCGTCGCATTGGATTCAGCAATCTGCGATGCGATCTCGTCGTTCAGCACGCCAATCTTGTCACGCAGGGTGCCGACGCCGCCACGCGTCACATTAACCCCTTCGTCAAGCAGCGTCTGGATGGCCGGTTCGACCTGGCCCTTGCGCAACTGCGCAATCGTCGGCTTGATTGCACTCTGCATCAGCGCCTTGGCGGTTTCCTTGAACTTGTCGGCAGCGAACGAAGCTCCGGAACCGATGGCTTTGCCAACGCCAGGAACTGCGGCACCGATCATCGCGCCTGTTCCGGCTTCGTCCGGATTGACCATGCCGGCCGCAACGCCGCCATTGATCGCACCGCCGGCCGTTCTGAGCAGCGCATCGCCGACGCGGGCGCCCGTCGTTGTCGCTGGCGCGCCACCCAGAGAGAAGCCGCCAGACTCGATGGCTGAGGCCAGCTTTGGCAATACGGCAGAAGCCGCCGGCACCGCGCGCAGCGCCTTGGCAATCGCACCGCCAGCCCCGGCCGTGCCGGCGACACCGGCCGCTAAATCGCCTCCCTTGAAGGCTAGCGAGTTCGGATTGGCGTTGTCGGCGAAGACCTGATTGATATCCACGCGGCGCTGTACGTTGCTTCGGTCGGTCAGTCCAGTTGCGTCCAGCGGGCGCAGGAGCGTCGTTCCGATGTCGGCTGCGCCTTTCAGCGCGCCCATGCCGAAGTTCTTGGCGACGTTGCCAGCGCTGGCTGCGCTATCCTTGGTTGCGTCCCAGATGCCGCCGAGCGTCGCCTTAACGTCGTCCATGGCGCTATGAGGCGGCGCTTCGGGCGTTGGTGCAGATGGCGTCTCGGCGAAGTGCGCCGCCATCATTGATTGCGCCTGTTCCGGCGTCGTTCCGTCCGGAACTTGGAAGCGGGCGATTCGTCCGTCCGGAAGCTGAAATCTGGCGATGGGCATTATTCGAACCCGAGGAACTTCGCACCGCCGCCCGCCGGCGGGTTATCCGTGCTGCGTCGGCCCATCGTGCCGCGCAGCGCTGCCTTTTCCTCGTCGAACCCTTTCATCCGGTTAGCGGTCTCGCGCTTCATCATGCCGATCACCGCTTTGAGCTGGTCAGGCGTCTGCGCTGCGTTGAGCAGTCCTTCGACCTTCTTAATCTCGCCCTCGGCCATGGCGGTATTGCCCATGCTGCCTGAGATGATCTTGGCGTACTCGTTGGAGACCGCCTTGACCGAGGCATCGAATGCGGAGATTTCCGGGTCGCCAGTGATCGAGCGCTTGCCGGCGTTAATCCACTTGTTCGCCAAGGGAACCCCCGTGCGATCGACCTTGGCCGACTGCTCGAGCGCGATATCGGCGTTGCGGTTGAAATTCTTCTCGAAGGCGCCGACCATTGTTTGCTGCTGCTGGATCTTGTTCAGCGCTGCCGAATTGGCCTTGTTGCCGATCTGTGCGATGCGCTGGTCGTCCGGGCTGACCCCGCTTGCCGCCGCCTGTTTTGCCGCTTCGTTGAGGATCGCCGCCCGTCCGAGCGATCCGGACTTGCCCATTCCCATCGGCGGCAGCGTGCCGTCGATGTTGTAGCGCGCCGCCGCGTTGGCGATGGCTTCCGGCGAAAAGGCCGACTCTGGTCCGTTGGCCGATTCCTGCGCCCGTGTATCGGTCATATTCTGGCCGCGCATCGTCACGCGGCGATTGGCCGCGCCTTCCGATCGCATGCGCGCATCGTTGAGCAGCGTATCCGGCGTCACCGTATGACCGAGCGGCGTCGTCGGCGGCGCGTAGGGATTGACGAACTGTGTCGTTCCGCCGAGCGATACGGCTTCCTGCTTCTGCGCCTGCTGCCCGCCGATCGCCTGCATCTGCGTCGGGTCGTTCTTGTTGAACATGAATTTTTCCGGCATGCCGGTCTTGTCGTTGAAACGCTCGCCCAAGACCCATTCCGGGGCCTTGATCGACTGTTCTAGCAGTTTCTGGCCGACGCCTTGCACCATCGGATTTTGCGAGTTGAGCGCCGCAGCCATCGCCGCCTGCCGACTGCCGGGCACCGCCGGTTGCGTGATCGTCGGCACGTTGCCGCTCTCGTCTGGCGCCATGACACGGTTCTCGACCTGAGCTTCCGGCGTTCCTTGAAGCGCGCCG